TTTCCTCTCAAATCTTTGAATCTATAAATACTCATAGAAATAATACTATTTACGGAAAATTACGAGGTTTACTCAAATGTCAGATAAGATTAACGAAAAATTTGAGGAGTTCGTTACCGAGCACAAGGTGATTGTGGAGAACGCGGCAGATCCAATGCCTACCGTTTCTGCAAACGTTATTCCTGGCACAGGTAGTGAACCTTCAGCAGTTTCTGATGTCCAAACTGCTAAGGCAGTTGGTGGCAAAGATCCTGCACCAACCGTTTCTCCATCAGTTGCACCTGGTCAATCTGCAGCAGCAGATTTGGGTGGTAGTTCTACTACTCCGAACGAGCATGATGAAGATGGCGAAGAGAATCCTGGCGCTAAGGCAGCGGCACCTGTATCGCAAGATGGCAGTGTGACCTCAACCGCTGGTAAGCCTGGTAAGGATCCACAACCTAGTGTTGGTGCTGAAGTAGCATATGGCACTGGACTTGGTGGTAATGTAACATATCCAATCAAAGCAGGCTTTGAAATTGATATGTCTAAAGACGTTGCTGCCCTACTAGAAGGTACAGAACTTTCTGAAGAATTTGCGGAGAAAGCAAAAACTATCTTTGAAGCTGCTGTTAAAGCAAAACTTCAGGAAGAGTACGACAAGCTTGTAGAACACTTTACTAAAGCACACGCAGAGAAATTAGAGGAATCTAAGAAAGAACTCTCTGAAGAAGTTAATGGTACTGTGGACTACGCCGTCGGTCAATGGATGGAGCAAAACCAAGTTGCTGTTGACCGTGGAATAAGAAATGAGATCACTTCAGACTTCATAGCAGGTTTGAAGGGTCTCTTTGAAGAGCACTACATTTCTATCCCAGACGAGAAAGTCGATGTGGTAGAAGGTATGGCTGAATCTATTCGTGAGATGGAAACACGCCTTGACGAACAGGTCAAGTCTAATGTGAAATTACAAAATCGTCTTAATGAGTCTGCAAAACTCAATATTCTGGCCACTGTGTCAGAAGGACTGGCAGATACTCAAAAAGAAAAACTCGCAGCTCTTGCTGAGGGTCTAGAGTTTGTCTCAGAAGAGTCATTCTCCAAGAAGGTTAAGACCATTAAGGAGTCTTACTTTAAAGAGGCATCTACTGCACCTGCAGAGATTGCTGATGAAACACCAGTAGAAGGAGCATCTGCGGAGGTAACACCAGTAATGGCACAGTACCTTAATGCAATGAACCGCTGGAATTCTTGATAATAAAATAAATCTATTTTTCTCATACGAGCAAATGTTTAACTCAAAAGCTCTAACAGAAAAGTGGTCACCTGTTCTAGGTCACGAAGGTGCTGGCACCATCAAAGACAACTATAGAAAGGCTGTTACTGCTGTACTGTTAGAAAATACAGAAAAGACTCTACGCGAAGAGCGTGGAATAATTAACGAAGCATCCAACACAGTTGGATCTATCGCACCCGCTGGTCTATCAGGCGATAGTCTAGCAAACACACCCGCCACTGGTGGATTAGCAGGTTTCGACCCTGTTATGATCTCCCTCATTCGTCGTGCAATGCCAAACTTGGTAGCATACGACATTTGTGGAGTCCAGCCTATGAGCGGTCCTACAGGTCTCATCTTCGCGATGAAGTCTCATTACCAAGAAAATGGTTCTGCCCTACGTGGTGGTCCAGAGGCACTGTACAACGAACCCGATTCAAACTTCTCTGCATCTTCTGCAGGTCCAGGAGTTTACAACCAGACTAACGCTTCTGGTGGTTCTGACACTAATCCTCGTGGAGACGGTGGAACTACTGACGCTAACCCAGGTCTTCTTAATGACTCTGGTGCTTACGAGCGTGGTGAAAAGGGTATCGAAAGACAGAGTGCTGAAACTCTAGGAGCAGGTTCAACCTTGTTCAACGAAATGAGCTTCAGCATCGAGAAGACTTCAGTACAAGCACGTACTAGAGCACTCAAAGCTGAATACACATTAGAACTTGCACAGGACTTGAAAGCAATTCATGGTCTAGATGCTGAGCAAGAACTCGCTAACTTATTGTCTAGTGAGATCCTTGCTGAGATCAACCGTGAAGTTGTTAGAACTGTTTATACAGTTGCAAAACCTGGTGCACAAAACAACACTGCTAACGCTGGAATATTCGACTTAGACGTTGACTCCAACGGTAGATGGTCAGTTGAGAAATTCAAGGGACTTATGTTCCAGATTGAAAGAGATGCTAACGCTATCGCGCAGCAAACTCGTAGAGGAAAGGGTAACTTTATCCTTACATCTGCTGATGTTGCTTCTGCACTCGCTATGTCTGGTGTTCTTGACTACTCTTCAGGTCTAACTGGAGCTGGTGGACCTTCCATCGGTGAAGTAGATGACACTGGAAACCTACTTGTAGGTACAATGAACGGAAGAATCAAGGTCTACGTTGATCCTTATTCTGCTAACGTTTCAAACAGCCACTTCTATGTTGCTGGATATAAGGGTTCATCTCCTTATGACGCTGGACTGTTCTACTGCCCATACGTTCCCCTACAGATGCTCAGATCTATTGATCCTAGCACCTTCCAACCTAAGATTGGATTTAAGACTCGCTACGGCATGGTCGCAAACCCATTCGTTGTTGATGGTTCTGGTAACCCTGATCAAGAGACACTTACCGCATCACGTAACCAATACTACAGACGTGTTCTTGTTAAGAACCTTATGTAACCCAAGTTACGATATTCACACAGGCACCCCACAGGGTGCCTTTTTTATGCTTAAATAAATGTACTCAATGGTATTTCATATGAACGGTAGAATAGATAAGGTTGCTATGACCAGCAAACTTATGCAACTCAAAAGAGAAGTACACTACAAGTGCGAAATTGGTGAGATGGGTGAATGGGAATGTCAGGGAGCTAATAAATATTTAAATAAATCTCTTGATGTATTAGATGAATACTGTCAATGAAAATTATACTCTTATACTATTACTATGCTTAACACCACTCTTAGTGGTGTTTATTATTATGAAGCTTGCTTTATGGTTAACTGAAACGAATTCGTTTCGCAATGAAACTGAAAAACTCAAAAGGATGCAACGTGGTCCTTATGAAGTTTGGGATGATGAGGAGGATGACAAATGGGAATAAAACATAGTTATAATAATCCATCAACACCTCGTGCTGACTTATCTAAGGTAGAAGCAGGTAGTGATGATGATGGGTTTGGATTTGCTGGTGCTAAAACTATCATTGATAAAGATGGATGGAGACAAAGAGCACCAGTAAGTGATAGAGAATGCATCCGTACATGTTTACACAACAGTATAAATTTATGTGGTGTTGAAAAAGAACAGGTGAAAAGACTTTACATTAAATATGGAGGCAAAGAAATTATATGATTGAAGATGGTGATAAGATTGTAAAGATGGTGCTGATGAGTCCGCATGAAGCAGACCACTTATATAAAAAGAAAGATGGTACATTCTACTGGCAACATCATAGAAAGGATGGTGACACCTATTCTATACCAGAGATACAGATGGAGATGTTTCCACCTCCACCACCTAAGAAGGTTGACGTTGGCACAGATGCACCACATCATAATATACTAGAGAAATACTATGGTAAGGACTGGAAACCTACACCACAAGAAGGACTTGAGGATCATTACTAATGCACCCTAACGGTTATACTAAAGAGATGATCAAGGAGATGCTAGGCACTGCTTGGTTGGACAAATCTAATATGCCTGAGACTGGTAATCAGATCAGAAGAAGAAAGGGACAAGAGATGAGAGCAGGAACAAGACCCTATCCTAAATACCCATCAAAGGAGTCAAGGATAGCAGACACTTCAGGTATGTTTGATGACAATGGACAGTATGTTTACCCACCTAACAGTGGGTTTAATTATATGCAGAAGATAGATCCCAATTCTCCTTGGAAGGTTAAGGTATCATAATTATGTTTGTAGTACCTGAATACACATGTAAGCATCCTATATTTCCTCATCACAATACTGTTGATCTAATGTATGATACTATTAACAAACATGAGTGTGAGCAAAAAGATTGGTATGCTTATCTTGATTTTATAACTAATAACCAATACGATTTTGGAGGAGGATGATGAACACCCCTAATTGGCAGCATCACTCTAAGAAGGATGCCAAACGAAAACTTAAACCTCAAGCACTACGTGCTGCAAGAGAAAGACGCAGACAGTTGATAAAGCGTCTACTGAACCCCACCAAGCGTGGGGTTTCGTCTTATTATGGGTTCATAAATAGTAAGTAGCTTTAGTAGTTGACATGTCCGCTAAGTGGTATAAAGAACAACCTTCTAATAGAAATTTCTTAAATCCAATTGGTTTTCTCCTCAAACTGGATAGGTTTGCTGGAGTGGATTTCTTTTGTCAAACAGCAAACGTACCTGACGTTACAATGCCTACTACGGAAGTAGCAAGTCCATTTAGGAACTTGCCTATCTATCCTGGTGGTGGGATATCATTTGGTGATTTTACTGTACGTTTTATTGTTGATGAAGATTTAAAAAACTATTATAGTATTCATGCTTGGATGCGTGATGTTGGTAATGCAGATCAGATGCAGAGAGAAATATTAGAATCTGACATCTACACGGAAGGACAACTGCATATAGTTACATCCCAATACAATCCAGCATTTGTGATACAGTTTAAAAACCTATTCCCTATTGGGTTATCAAATTTACAATTTGATGCTACAATGACAGATGCAGAATACATTACTGCTGAGGTTACCTTTAAACACCAAGAATTTTACATTCGTGATAAAAACTTAAAACCCTTATGAATTTTGAATCTCTTCGTAATAAATTTGAAAAATTAAGAGAAGACTGGGCAGAAGATTCTGCTGTTGATTTTCAATTTAAGAACAAACAATATAGTACAGATCTAGGACAACTTGCTCTTACGATCCCATTTCAACACAATAAATACTTAAACCATTACACTGACATTCAACAGATTAAAACCTCTCTGGAGTTTCAGATCCGTAAAGTGGTTAGAGAGAAGCGTGAGTATTACTCTGGCGAAGCAGACGCTAAGACATACGCCGCTAAACCATTCGGAACTTCAATTAAGACTCAAGATAAAATGAAAGTTTATGTAGAGTCTGATGATGATGTTATCAACCTAGAAGCAAAAATTAAATACTTAGACCAGATGCTTTATTGGTTAGATCAAGTCATGAGACAAATTTCCAACAGAGGGTTTCAAATCAAGAGTGCAATTGAGTGGGAAAAATTCGTTAATGGACAATGACAACTACTCTTAGTGTAAAAAAGAAAAACGAAGTCTATATTACTATAGAGTCTGCTCAGGAACATGTGCATCATGAACTGTCAGATTATTTTTCTTTTGAAGTACCAGAAGCAAAATTTTTAAAGAAGAATCCTAGATACAAATATTGGGATGGAACTATTCGTCTGTACTCACCAGGTACAGGTGAACTTTATCATGGTCTAATAAAACATTTAGAATTATGGGCTGACGAAAGGCAATATAATATTGAGTATGAAAAGAATGATTGGTATGGAGACATTACAGATGATAATAGGTTTGTATCTCCACCAGGTATAAAAACCTTCATGGATAAAATATCTAAAGTTAAACCTAGACCATACCAATACAAAGCAGTCTATGATGCAATAAGAAACAATAGAAAGTTATTTCTTTCTCCTACGGGATCTGGGAAGTCTCTTATGATCTACTCCATAGTCAGATACTATGCTGCCACCGCAAAGAAGATACTTATAATCGTCCCAACTACTTCCCTTGTTGAGCAGATGGTTGCCGATTTCATCGACTACGGTTGGGATGCTGATTCTCATATTCATAAGATTTATGGTGGTAAGGATAAAATAACTGATAAGAATATTATTATATCAACTTGGCAATCAATTTACAAGTTTCCCAAGAGATATTTTGATGACATAGATTGTGTGATCGGTGACGAAGCACATCTATTCAAGAGTAAATCATTGACTGGCATCATGACTAAGTTGCATAATGCTAAGTATCGTTTTGGTTTTACTGGAACCCTAGACGGAAGCAAAACTCATAAATGGGTACTAGAAGGCTTGTTTGGTGATTGTGAACAAGTGACAAAAACTGATTCATTGATTAAAGAAGGTTACTTATCTAAATTTAGGATTAAAATCTTATTATGTCAACATGCTCCTCAGTATTTTGAAACATATCATGATGAGATAGATTACATAGTCGAACATAAAGGAAGGAATAACCTGATTAAAAATTTAGTAAGAGACCTAGATGGTAACACTCTTGTGCTGTTCAATTATATAGAGAAGCATGGAGAACCCTTATACGATCTCATAAATAGTAATGTAGATTCCTCACGCAAAGTATTTTTTGTGCATGGAGGAACTGATGTAGAAGATCGAGAAGAAGTACGCAAACTAACAGAGGAGGAAGACAATGCAGTCATTGTTGCCAGTTACGGCACATTCTCAACTGGAATTAACATTAAGCGTCTTCATAACATCATCTTTGCATCGCCCTCTAAATCCCGCATACGAAACCTACAATCAATCGGTAGAGTTCTTAGGAAAGGAGAAGGCAAGGACATAGCAACTCTGTATGATATTGCTGATAATATTGGTGGTCAGAACTATACTATCAAACATTTAAATGAGAGAGTAAACATATACAATGAAGAAAAATTTAAGTATGAGGTTATTAAAGTAAACCTTAGGGCAAACTAATATGGAAGAAGAATTTTATGCAAATTTAAAATTGGTATCAGGTGAAGAAATTATTTCTAAAATCTGCTATCTTACTGAAGAGGATAGAATTTTATTGGATAGACCACTCTCTGTTGAGAATGCTAGAAAAAGACAGGGTGCATTAGAAGTATCAGGGTTTCATTTAAAAGAATGGATGAACGCTACCCTTGAAGATGAATTTATTATACCTAAAGACAAAGTTATTACTATCATTGAGATTGAAGGAGAAATACTTGACTTCTATAAAAAAACCCTTCAAAGAATAGATAGTGGTAAATCTCTAGCAGGTAGAGGAAAAAAGTTGCCCCGTGCTTCGGGGTACGTAGGTTCTGTAAGAGAAATGAAAAAATCTCTAGAGGGCATCTTTAAAAGAAGTTAAAGATACAACCCTTCTGAACCCCTGACAGAGTTATCCTACTCAGGTTTTGAGGATTTGTCAACCCCCCTTTACAAAACCCTTTACAAAACCCTGACTAAGTGGTATACTTGGTACATGATTATATCAGCAACCTAGTGGCATACACCGTAATGGCAAAAAGAAAACAAACCGAATACTACGTCAACAATAAAGAATTTCTTGCTGCCATAGTTGAGTATCGTGACAAAGTGCATACAGCAAAGGAATTGGAACAACCAAGACCTCGTGTCACGAATTACATAGGTTCATGTTTCTTGAAGATTGCTACACATTTATCATACAAACCAAATTTTGTCAACTACATGTTCCGTGAGGACATGATCTGTGATGGTATTGAAAACTGCCTTCAGTACATTGACAATTTTGACCCAGAGAAATCTAAAAACCCTTTCGCTTACTTCACTCAGATTATATACTATGCGTTCTTGCGTAGGATTCAGAAGGAGAAAAAGCAATTAGAGATCAAAGGAAAAATCCTAGAAAGATCTGGATATGATGAGGTAATGCACACCGATACTCATACTGGAGATATGCAAGGAATGAATGCTTCTTATTCTGATATGGGTAGCATCAAAGAAAACATAGAAACTAGAATGAACAGATGAGTGGCGATTATGAATCCTATGTATGGTATGAAACCTCCTATGGAAGATTTCGTATCGAGAAGAAATGCTTTAGAACGTGGACTAGCTACTGTGAGAAAGGTCAGGAGATCCTCACAACAGATTCACGGAAAGCTGTCATTCATCTCTCAGGATTCCACTTGGAAGGTGTCGCAACCAACTGGTCAAATGCTAGAATTACTAATCCGAACTTACAATAACCATGAAAATTAAATCACAGTTTTCAA